GTGGAACTGTAACGCAAAGTGTTAGCAAAGCAACAGCGGTTACTTTAAGCAAATCTACCGGTCAAATTACACTAGACGGCGCTGCGTTGCCTGCATCTACGACTGTTAGTTTTACGCTGACCAACACTGTAATTGAAGCTGGCGATATTTTGGTAATGAACCATATCAGCGCAGGCACTGCCGGTTCTTACCTGCTTAACGCTCAGTCTGCGGCAGGATCAGCAAGCATCAACGTGCGAAATATTTCCTTGGGCTCCTTGTCTGAAGCAATTGTGATTGCCTTTGCAGTGATTAAGGCTGTGAGTGCCTAATGAAAACGCCGATTCTTGGGTCGGCCTATGTTGCACGCAGTATCAACGCTGCGAACAACCGCATGGTCAATCTGTTTCCAGAGGCCATCCCAGAAGGCGGCAAGGAACCTGGCTTTCTGAATCGCGCACCTGGCCTTGACTTCCTACAGACCGTAGGCACCGGGCCGATCCGGGCGTTGTGGGCGCACCAGACTAACGGCAGCGACTTCTTTGTAGTCTCTGGTTCTGGCCTCTACAAGATGACCGGCCTGACTGCCACGCCACAACTGTTGGGGACTTTGACTACCAGCAGCGGCCCGGTGTCTATTGCGGACAACGGCACGCAACTATTCTTAGCCACCAATCCTGACGGGTTTATCTACAACGAAGCCACCAACGTATTCGCCCAAATCACCGACCCTGACTTTGCTGGAGCGGTGACGGTCGCTTACTTGGACGGGTATTTTGTCTTTAACCAACCCAACAGCCAAATTCTTTGGGTGTCTCAATTGCTAGATGGCACTTCAGTTGACCCGTTGGACTTTGCCAGCGCTGAAGGCGCACCCGATGGTGTGGTGGCTGTTATTTCCAACTACCGCGAGCTGTGGGTATTTGGCACAGACTCGGTAGAGGTCTGGTACAACATTGGCGGCGCTGACTTCCCACTACAGCGCATCCAAGGCGCGTTTAACGAGATTGGTTGCGTTGCTGCGTTCTCAATTGCCAAGCTGGACAACGGCTTGTTTTGGCTCGGTACGGACGCTCGGGGGCAAGGCATCGTCTACCGTGCCAACGGGTATGTGGGCATTAGGATTTCTACCCATGCCATAGAGTACGCAATCGCCCAGTACGGCAACATCTCGGACGCTATTGCCTACACCTACCAGCAAGAAGGCCATGCCTTCTACGTGCTGACGTTTCCAAGCGGCAACGCCACTTGGGTCTACGATGCGTCCACCCAAGTCTGGCACGAACGTGCGGGTTTCGATAGCGGCGACTTTATGCGGCACCGCAGCAACTGCCAGTGCAACTTTGGCGGCAACATCATTGTGGGCGACTTCCAAAGCGGCGACATATATCGGTTTGACCTAGATGTGTACGCTGACAATGGCGGCATCCAGAAGTGGCTGCGGTCGTGGAGGGCGCTGCCAACCGGCCAAAACAATCTGAAACGCACGGCGCAACACAGTCTGCAACTAGACTGTGAAGCAGGCGTTGGGCTAAATTTGTACCCTGCGTATGCCAGCGAAAATATTGACACTGAGGCGGGGTTAGACCTTGTGGCTGAGTACGTGCAAACGTTTTTAGCCACGCAATCGGGGGTTACTTTAACCACCGAAGCAGGGGACGGTTTTGAGCCTTTGGGCCAGTACGAGTTGTCAGATACCGATATCACTGGGTACAACTTAGTCACCAATTCATACCCTGCTGCGCCAGGCTATGACCCGCAGGTAATGCTGCGCTGGTCAGATGACGGTGGTCACACTTGGAGCAACGAGCATTGGTCGTCAATTGGCAAAATTGGCGCGTATGGTCACCGAACCTTTTGGCGTCGGTTGGGCATGACCATGAAGCTGCGTGACCGGGTGTACGAACTTTCCGGCACCGACCCCAACAAGATAGCGATCATGGGGGCTGAATTGCTACTCAGCCCGACTAGTGCATGACTGTCGGCAATCAAACCCAGATCACCCCGCCACGGGTGCCAATTATTGACGAGCGCACTGGCGCAATGTCGCGTCAGTGGTATCGCTGGTTTTACAGCCTGTACACCTTTACCGGCGAAGGCGCAGGCATTCTTCCCGTCCCTTCTGGTGGCACGGGTCTAGGCACGATTCCGACCAACGGGCAATTGCTGATTGGAAACGGTACTGGCTACACGCTTAACACGCTGGGGGCTGGCGCAGGCATTTCTGTTACCAACGGCTTAGGCACCATCACGGTAGCCAACACGGGCGTTCTAAGCGTTTCTGGAGGCACTACTGGCCTTACCCCTGCCTCAGCTACTGCGGGGGCTGTAACGCTCTCTGGAACGCTTGTAGCAGTCAATGGCGGCACAGGGTTTGCATCTTTTGCTGTGGGCGATCTGTTGTACGCTGCCACGACTACCACTTTTGCGAAACTGTCTGATGTTGCTACGGGTAACGCGCTTATCTCAGGCGGCGTGAACACAGCGCCAGCATGGGGCAAGATCGGGCTTACAACCCATGTGAGCGGTGTTCTGCCAGTTGCGAATGGCGGCTCGGGTGCGGCAACTCTAACGGGGTATGTCAAAGGCAACGGAACTGCGGCTTTTACGGCAGCGGCCACAATTCCCAACACCGACATCACTGGCCTTGGCACCATATCTGTCAAGAACATTGGCGCGTCTGGAACATTCACTACTGTTGATTTAAAGACAGTGACCGTTACTGACGGCATCATTACAAGTATTGTGTGATGATCCACCACCACTTTAGCTCAGGTGTGTACGCCAAAGAAACCAGAATCCCAGCAGGGTACGTTTTGGTGCAACACGCCCACAAGCATGACCATTTGTCCATCTTGGCTAGCGGGTCTGTCGAGTTGGCGGTTGATGGTAAGAAGTCCGTTGTCCATGCCCCTGCCTGTTTGACTATTGCCGCAGGTAAGCATCACGGCATAAAATCAATCACGGACGTTGTGTGGTATTGCGTACACGCTACTGACTGCACGGATGAGGATGACATTGATGAAGTGCTGATTGAGTCTGGGAATACGGAAGAAATGCAAAAATTGGCGTTAAGCCTTCAGGAGTAAATTATGCCTTGGTCATTTATCGTACCCGCCGCAATTAGCCTATTTTCAGGCAGTCAACAAGCAGACGCTGCTGAAAGTGCGGCAGGCGTTGCCGGTGCAGCTTCTGACCGTGCAACAGCGTTGCAAAAGCAGATGTTCGACCGGCAGATGGCGGGGCAAGAGCCTTACCGTCAGGCTGGCCTAGCTGGGCAAAACAGGCTGATGGAGTTGCTCGGACTAAGAATGCCAGCGCAAGCCGGTGGCGGGGGTGTTGGCGCTCCGTATATGCGTACCGACGCTGAACTCAGAAATGCGTTGGCGGGGCAGTTTACGTCAGAAGGGTCGCCTGGAGGTTATACCGGCGGCGTCGGTAGGGAGGGCGGCGATGGCGTTTATTTGGGGGCAACGCCAGGCGTAATTGACGAGGCCGGTCTTTCTCGCGCTATGGCTGCGGCGCGTCAAGGCGACCAGAACGCCATGAACAACTACCAACCCCCGCAAGGCGCTGCGGCGGGGCAAAGCGCTGACTTTGGTCGGTATGCCAGAGACTTTGGCATGTCTGACTTCCAGCAAGACCCCGGCTATGCGTTCCGATTGAGCGAGGGACAGAAGCTACTTGACAGGTCGGCAGCGGCTAGAGGCGGTTTGATTTCTGGTGGGGCTTTGAGGGCCGCAACGCGCTACGGGCAGGACATGGGGTCGCAAGAGTACCAGAACGCATTCAACCGTTACCAGACAAACCGATCTAACCAACTTCAGCCGTTGGGCAGTTTGATGACATTGGGGCAGAATGCAGCGGCTAACCAAGGCGCGTCTATGGGAACTTACGGCACCAACGTAGGTAATGCGTACATGGGACAAGGTATCAATCAAGGTAATGCGTTGTTGGCGGGCGCTCAAGCTAGATCATCGTCGTATGGCGACATTGCCAACCTGTATGGCCGTACTAAGCCTAATTTTAGTAACATGTTTGGTGGTAGCAGCATTCCATTATTTAACCCAGATGGAACCCCTACATCTTAATTTAAGGTTACATCATGGCACTTAATTTTGGAATACTTCAGCCCGTCAATATCGGGGGCCAGATCATGGCCGGTGAACAAGAGGCGCAGCGCAACCAGTTGGCGCAGCAGCAGCTAAAAACTGGCGCAATGCAGCAAGAAAAAGCCCAAATGGAAATGACGGGGTTTAAGCGTCGTCAAGCGGGTTTAGATGAATTTTTGAAACTAAGCGCTGCCAATGGAAAGACCGGAACGCCCGAAGAGTTGGCAGATAGTTTTTATAACTTTTCGTTGACGCAAGGCGACCCTACGCTAATTATGTCTGCGTACAACGCACGGCAAGCTGCCAAAGAACGTAGCGCGTATCAAGCCAGCCGCACGCCTGGAGCTTTTGCCGCGCCTGCTATTGCACCCGCGCAGGAACTACCGGGGGTAACAGTTAGCGGGCCAAATCCCCCAACCGTGTTTGGGGGCGCTCCCATGCCTACTGCTAACAGGCTGGCACCTGCGCCTGTTGCTCCTGCTGCGCCGGTCAATCAGTTGGGCGTAGATACAAATGCAATGCAAACTCGCATTGATGAACTACGAATAAAGTTTCCAAATGTGCCGCAAGCGCAAAAAGAAGCGGACAGACTTGAAAAACAATTGGAAGAGTTAAACAAAATGCAAGTCGTCGCGCCTGGCGCAACGGTGTTTAGAGGTGGTAAATCAATATTTACCGCACCTAAAGAAGTCACCGAATCCGAATTTGAAAGAAATTTGGCTAAGTTAGATTTACCTGAAAACCAAAAAACAGCGTTTCGAATCGCAAGGGCTAGAAAAGAATCTACTTTTGCGCCCGCAGCCGTAGTTAACGTGTCTAACGTGCAAGAAAAAGCGGAGAAAGCCGAGCGGGGAAAATTGCTTGTTGAGCAATACAAAGATGTTGCTAAAGCCGCAAAAAATGCAATTAATACTTTGCCAGCGTTGGAAACACAATCTGCAATTCTTGATGCAGGTTTTAAAACAGGTTTTGGTACTGAAACGCAAAAAGTTGGCGCTTCGCTTCTTAGTGCGTTGGGTGTGCCGGAAGCAACCAAATACGCTGCCGACTCGGAAAAGTTTTTAGGCGCGGCTAATCAAGCCATTTTGCAAAAACAACTTGAACAAAAGGGCACACAAACGGCATCTGACGCAGAACGTATTTCGCAAACTGGCGCGCAACTTGGAAACACTGTTAAAGGCAATCGTTTTATGATTGATGTAGCCACATCACAACTAAAACGTGACGTTGAACAGCGCAATTTTTACGATGCGTGGCAGAAAAAGAACGACACGTATGACGGCGCTGAAGATGCTTGGTTTGGTGGCGAAGGTGGCAAGTCACTGTTTGACCGCCCAAGTCTTAAAAAGTACGCTACGCCAGTACAAGCACCCGGCAAGCCAGCGGCAACGCAAGGAACTAGTGGGTTCAAGTACCTTGGAAAAGAAGGTAACAAATAATGGCTACCAAATATCGTGTTCAAGGCCCAGACGGCGCGGTGCATGTCTTTGAAGGCCCAGATGATGCAACGCCTTCTGAAGTTGAATCGTTTGCCGCTCAGACCTTTGGCGTTGCTACCGCTCCTGCGGTTGCTCCCACCGCCCCCGCGCCTAAACGCAAAGCATCTACGATGGATATTGTTACCAGTGCGCCATATAAAGCACTAGCAGGCGCAGCGGATGTGTTTCTTACTGCGCCTGAAAACGTAGCTAACCTTGCAAAAATGGGTTTTGGCGCTGCAATGACTGCGGCTGGCCGACCTGAATTCGCTCCAGAGGTAACCGCTCCTCGCCAACCTATAGCAGAAGCCTTACAACGTTCCGGTTTTATTAAAGAACCGCAAGGCGAAACTACACCGCTTCAACGCATGCTGGATGTTGGAATTCAAGGAGCTACAGGAGCATTGATTGGAAGTCCATCTGTTATACGCGCTGCTGCTCCTACATTGATGGGGCAAACCCGCGCAGCAGGGACAATGGCCGCAATGGGTGGGAGCGCTGGAACGGCGGGGCAAGCTGTTACCGAAGCTACAGGTGAACCGTTGTTTGGTGCTGCTACTTCTATGACGGTGCCGGGGCTTGCGATTGGCGCAGCCAGAGCGCGGCAAGCCAACTTACAAGCACAGCAACAACGCAACGCAGTGCGCGACTTGACAATTCGACAAGCGCAGCAAGAAGGGTTTTTGACTACGCCCGGTAGCGTGACGCCTAACGTGCAAAATGTTTTGTTAGAACGTTTGGCTGGAAAAACTCGAACGCAACAACAAGCATCGGTTGAAAACCAACAAGTTACTGACAGGCTTGCACGACGGGCAACGGGCATTGGTGAAAACGATCCGCTAACCCGCGCCAATATGCAGCAAATTCGTAGGGACGAATACCAACGAGGTTATGAGCCGTTAAACCGTATTGGCGCTGTACCTACAGACCCGCAATTTAACACTGCGCTTGACGATGTGTTGGCTGCGTACACTGGCCCCGGACAGTCATTCCCCGGCGCAATTCCTCAACCAGTGTTAAATTTGGTTAACAGTTATCGTGTTGGTCAATTTAACTCGGCGGACGCAATTGGGGCTACGCGAACATTGCGAGAGCAAGCAAGAGCAAATATTCGCGCTGGTGGTGACAATGCTTCTGTTGGTTTGGCTCAACGTGCTATCA